TTTATGAAACTGTGTTATAATATAATATCTAAAACAGGAGAAACAGTATGACAGTAAGTATTTCAAATGATACTCTATCTGTGCTCAGGAACTTTTCCAGCATTAATCCCAATGTTGTGCTAAAGCCTGGTCAGGAAGTCAAGACAATCTCAGAAGCAAAGAACATTCTTGCTATTGCTGACATTGACGAAAACTTCCCTACAGAAATGGGTATCTATGATCTTAATGAATTTTTATCAGTAGTGAATCTAGTTGATAATCCACAACTCAACTTTGGTGATAATCATGTCGATATCGCCGGTGGTAACTCAAAGGTCAAGTATTTCTTTTCCGATTCGAGTATTCTAACCACACCACAAAAGGACATTACGATGCCCGATTGTGAAGTTGAAGTATCATTTACCGATGATACATTGTCTCAAATTCGTAAGGCTGCATCAGCTTTAGGGCATTCGGAAATGTCTATCTCAGCTACTGATGATGGTGTAAATATTAAGGTATTTGACTCAAAGGACAGCTCAGCGAATATATATAATATACAGCTTGCAAATGATGCTGGTTACAAAGAAGGTCAGTTCGATTTCGTAATCAATATCAATAATTTGAAGCTGTTGGATGGAGACTACATTGTTAAAATCTCATCTAAACTTATTTCCGAATGGAAAAACACAACCAAGCCTGTAAGATATTACATCGCATTGGAAAAAAATAGTAACTATAATAACTCTCAATAGGAGAACAACATGTCAGAAGAAGTAAACACAACAGAAGCCCCAACTGAAGCCGCACCGGTTCAATTATCGCTTGCTGATCTAGCCGCCGTAGTACAAATTATCGATATTACTACAAAGCGTGGTGCCTATGAAGGTGCTGAACTTGAAAGCGTTGGTGGAGTACGTAATCGTTTCCAAGCATTCGTAGCAGCTCAAACAGAAAGTGAAAGTGAAGAAGGCGCTACTGCCGAAGACGAAGCAGGTGATCCTGTTGAAGTCGAAGAAGTCGAAGCTTAAAACTACGGGGGTGTAAAAACCCCCAACATTATTTTATTATGAAGGATATATTATGGATCGCAACTCAAATGCACGTTTGATTGAAGCACTCAAAAAAGGTACAGTGACTGTAACCTTTCAAAAAATTGACTCAGATGAAATTCGGGTCATGCCTTGTACTCTCAACCCAACCCTTTTAGAAGCAAATGGTATTACATCTACCGTTGATGCTATCAGCCCCGACTCTGAACATTTGGCCGTATGGTCACTTGATAAAGATGCTTGGCGATCGTTTCGTGTTTCAACGGTTATTGGTTGGGAGGTACTTTGATGTCTAATGAATTTCTCTGGGTAGAAAAGTATCGACCACAACGAATTAGTGACATAGTCTTACCTCGTACTATTAAAAAAACTTTTGAAGATATTGTTAAAGGAGGTGACCTACACAATATGCTTCTCACCGGTACAGCCGGTCTTGGTAAGACTACTGTCGCTAAGGCGTTATGCAAAGAACTCGATCTCGATTATATTCTAATCAATGGATCGGAAGAAGGCAATATCGATACACTACGCGGCAAGATTAAGAAATTCGCTTCGACAGTTTCTCTTCAAGGTGGCTACAAAGTAGTCATCTTGGATGAGGCTGATTATCTTAATGCGCAATCAACACAGCCAGCACTTCGTGGATTCATTGAAGAGTTCTCATCGAACTGCCGGTTTATTCTAACTTGTAACTTCAAGAATCGTATTATTGAACCATTACATTCTCGTTGTACACCAATCGAATTCAATATTGCTAAGAAAGATCATCCTGCATTGATGGCTTCCTTTATGGAAAGATGCGGTATGATTCTTCAAGCTGAAGGTATTCAATACGATAAGGCAGTTATTGCTGAGATCATTATGAAATACTGTCCTGATTGGCGTCGTGTTCTTAATGAACTACAGCGTTATTCAGCATCAGGTGTAATTGATTCAGGCATCTTAGTTTCTATATCAGAAGTAAACATTGAAACTCTTATGAAGTCTCTCAAAGGAAAGAACTTCAAAGGTATGCGTCAATGGGTTGTTGATAATATCGATGTAGAACCTGCTGCTCTCTTTCGTCAAATATACGATCACATGGGTGACTATATCGATCCTCAATCGATACCCCAAGTTGTTCTTATACTTGCAGACTATCAATATAAGAATGCATTCGTAGCAGATCATGAACTCAATGTAGTAGCTTGTCTTACTGAGATCATGGCAGGGTGTCAATTTAAATGAACCCATTCGAATATATAAATGCAATCAACACAACCAAGAAAGATATCATGGTTGATGACATTGCTGAATCTAAATACGCACCGTTTATGGTTAATAGAAGCTTATCGTATTTCCCAGACACGGTGTTGTATGCTAACGAAATGAATATTAACCACCACATTGACCATCGCCTTCAATTCGATTTCTTTATAAATATAGTTAAGAAAAAGAAAAGATTCTCTAAATGGCTTAAACCTGAAGAGATTACTGATTTGAATGTAGTAAAAGAATATTATGGTTATAGCAATGAAAAGGCTAAATCCGTATTATCCTTATTTACTGATGAACAATTAACTGAATTGAGAAAAAGGATGTGCAAAGGTGGAAAACAATAATCAAATACAATCGTGGACTCCGGCTGACATGCTGGAAGTTATACTCAACGAACCAGATGATTTTTTAAAGATTAAAGAAACATTGACTCGTATTGGAGTAGCATCACGTAAAGACAACAAACTATATCAAAGCTGTCATATCTTGCATAAGCAGGGTAGATACTTTATAGTGCACTTTAAAGAGTTGTTCTTACTAGACGGTAAGCCATCTAACTTGATCGAAAACGATATTGAACGACGTAACACCATTACTACGCTATTAAGTGATTGGGGTTTAGTTGAAATCGTTAATTCAGAGCAAGCATCTAGTAAAGCGCCACTACGTCAAATTAAAGTTATTCCTCATAAAGATAAATCTCTATGGGAACTATGTACAAAATATAATATCGGTAATTCAAACTAACGTTATTCTTTGTATAAATACCAATGGACCGCCGGATAACCGGGGTTCTATTACTAACCTTGCTAAAAAAATAGGAGGTCAAAATGACTAATGCAAGACTACACGTACCACGTTCACTTTTTCTCGGATTCGAGGGTTTATTCGATGATTTAGAAAGAATTCATTCAAACGCACGTAGTGGAGATAATTATCCGCCCCACAACGTTGTTAAAGTTGATGATGAAAATTTCTTGATCGAGCTAGCAGTTGCCGGCTTTACTGAAGACGATTTAAACGTCGAAGTTAAAGAAGGTATACTAAAGATTGCCGGAGAAATAAAAGATCAAGGGAATAATGAATACGTTCATAAAGGCATTTCGTCTCGCAGGTTTGAGAAATCATTTAGAATTTCTGAATTTGTAGTAATCGACGATGCAGATCTAAGGAATGGCATACTTGTGGTGAAAGCCAGAGTTGAATTTCCGGAAGAGAAGCGTCCTAGGAAGATCAATATCGGATCTGCTGGGACCTCAACCGAAAAAACCTTTATCCAAGATTGATTCGGGAGAATACTGGTAGAACTAACCAATCTACTGGAGAATATCATGAAAAAATATTTAAACCAAGATTCGATTAATTCTGCTCGTGAGAAGTGTAAAGTATGTGCACAGATCGCGAAGCTTACTGGCGCTTTAGCACTACCATTTGTTGTTATTTGGCTAGCTGCGCTTTAAGTTAAGTTTTAATCGTAACACCTCGATGGGCAGCTTCGGCTGCCCATCACCAATAAAATAACTGTGTACATTCGTACTATATTATGTTATAATATACTTCTATTATGAAAAGGTGATCACTCTGAAATTCTATACTAATGTAACACGCTACGGCAATCAACTCCTCGTTCGTGGCTATGATGGCAACAAACGATTCTCTGATAAAATCAAATATCAACCAACTCTATTTGTTTCAACGAATAAACCAACTGAATGGCGATCGCTATGTGGCAAACCAGTTGCTCCGGTTGTTCATGATTCTATGCGTGATGCCAAGGATTGGATTCAAATGAACAAAGATGTTGTTGGTAGGAATATCTTTGGTAACGATCGTCATATCTCTACATACATTAATGATGCGTATCCAGGTCAAATCGACTTTGATCGTAACAAGATTAATGTAACAACTATTGATATTGAGGTTGAATCTGATGATGGCTTCCCAGAGCCAGAACTTGCTGATAAGGCTATAATATCAATCACAACTAAGAACAACATTGATGATACTTATTATGTGTGGGCTCTAGGTCATTATGATGTAGATAAGACACTTATGAAAGACAAGCCTGTTATCTACAAACAGTTCATTAATGAAGCTCATCTTCTTATGGATTTTACCGACTTCTGGCGTGGCGAAAACTGTCCTGATATTGTAACAGGCTGGAACTGCAGATTCTTTGATATTCCATATCTTGTCAACCGCACAGGTAAAGTCCTTGATGGTGAATTCGTTAAGCGTTATTCTCCATGGGGTATGGTTGAAGAACGTGATGTCACTATCATGGGCCGTACTCAGCAATCTTACGAACTTAAAGGTATATCCATTATCGATTACCTTGAACTCTTTAAGAAGTTTGGTTACTCCTACGGTGCACAAGAATCATACAAGCTTGATCATATTGCTCACGTAGTTCTTGGCGAAAAGAAGCTATCATACGAAGAACATGGAAACTTGCATACTCTCTATCTAAAGGATTACCAGAAGTTCATTGATTATAACATCAAAGATGTAGAGTTGGTTGATCGATTCGAAGACAAGATGGGTCTTATTACTCTATGTCTCACAATGGCATACAAAGGTGGCGTTAACTACAACGATACTTTTGGTACAACTGCTATATGGGATTCAATCATTTATCGTGAATTGTTTCAAAAGAAAGTTGCCGTTCCATTCAGTGACGTTAAATTCAAATCACCATATCCTGGTGGCTATGTTAAAGATCCTCAAGTAGGTCTTCATAAGTGGGTTGTGAGCTTCGATTTGAATTCGCTATATCCTTCTCTTATTATGCAGTACAATATGTCACCCGAAACGATTATCGAAGGTGAGCAATACAGTGTTAATATCCAATCATTGCTCGATAAGAAGACTACATTCGAAGGTACCGGCAAATCGATTGGTGGCAATGGTCAAGTCTTTCGAACCGATAAGAAAGGCATCTTGCCAGACATTATCGATGGTATGTATACTGAACGTGTTGGCATCAAACGTCAAATGTTGGATGCTCAGCAAGCACTACAGAATGCTGATAAAGATGATAAACAAACGATATACAGTATCGAACGTGATATTGCTATTGCCGAAAACAGACAGATGGCTATTAAGATTCTTCTAAACTCTCTTTATGGTGCACTCGGTAATAAGTACTTCCGATTCTTTGATCAACGTATTGCTGAAGCTATTACACTATCTGGTCAGTTATCGATCAAGTGGGCTGAGGTTGCTATTAATGATTACCTCAACAAAGTACTCAAATCAGATAAAGATTATGTCATTGCGATCGATACCGATTCACTCTATGTAAACCTTGATCCATTGGTAGAAGCAGTCAAA